TGTAGAGCTTAAGTGCTCAGACGATCAGTCTTCATGGATGGAGCGCACTTATGAGCCTCCCCCAGACCAAATAATAACCAACATTCGGATCAGGCACTTACTGGACGGTCAACCGATAAGCCAGTTCGCAGTCGAAGCGCTTGACACTTTCTTCGTAGATGCTGTTGTGGAAGGGTTTGACCTGGTTACAGGATCCTGGATACCAGTAGAGCCGACACTCGTAGAGGCGAGACTTGAAAGATACGATGAAACCGGGGTGTTTGAGCAGATTTCGGACAGTCAGGTCTTCGCTCATCCAGACGGTTTCTTTCGGCTTCTTCAAAAATGCGACGCTCCTCCCGGAACATACTATCTAAAGACCACCGCCACAGTCGGGGAGATAACTCAGATTGAAAGAATTAAGATAAAAGCTAAGGTAATTATCTGACCGCCGGAAGGGCGGTTAGTTTTGGAGGTATAACATGAAGAACACAAGAGGATATGAGGTTCGAAGGGTAGTTGGACTTCCTGAAGACGATGACAGAGTGGACGTGAAGATCGGAGACATAGGAGATGTGGCCAGTGAAGATACTCTGGGATCGATCCTTCAAAAGCTTGTTGACGTAATAACCGAAAACGATGAGATTAGGGCAAAGATCGTCGGCGATGTGACAATCGAGAGTGTCGAAGTAGATAGAGTGCAACTCATTGATGCAGATGGCAACACACTGGTTTTCACCGAAGGCGGCGAGATAAACTTCATCGCTACGGACGGGAAGATCGCGACTCTCGGAACCACAACAGACGAGGCAACCGCCGAAACAGTCATCGGGCTGTTGAAGGCCTTGAAGGCAAAGGACTACGCGACCGAGACTACGCTCGACACGCTAAAGACATTTCTTGAAGTTCTCGGAACTACCGATGACGCCGATACATTGGCCACGATGGTCGGCTTGCTCAAGAATCTCAAAGGAAAGGACTTTGCCACAGAGACGACTCTTGAAGCCGCGAGAGCTTTGCTTGAGGCTATTAAAGGTACAGACGGTGTCAAAAAGATAGTTGACAAAGTGGACATTAAGGTCGCTGATGGCGATAATGTAGCACTCGGTTCTACCAGTGATACTTCCGCAAATACTACCGTGATAGGCAGACTCGAGAAGCTCATTGCGGATCTCTCTGCCCTTTCGGCTACGAAAACCCTTGCGGATCTCGAGACCGCCATCGAGGGTGTGACCGATTCCATAGAATCTATGCAATACGGAGGGCTTCCTGTCTCCGAGATGCGGACTGATGTGGTTTCTACTTCCACCACCCCGGCCGAAGCAAAAGGCGGGGTAACAGCATGGAGCGGTCAGAGGATCATACATATTCTCAACCAGGGCAGCGTGAACATCGAAGTGCTCACGGATGATGAAGCGACATATGGCCAGATCGTCTTCCCCGGGGACGTCTATCAGGATGTCGTGGATGGAGTGATCTACGTCATGTCCGCCTCTGCAGGAAGCGCGAGAGTGACTGAAAAGAGGTATGCGTCATCATGATTAAAGTATCTGCGGTTCTTCTAGAAGGGAATGTCTATGAGCTGGCCGTTAAGGACGTCAACAAAGTCCTAGACAGAAGAAAGGTAATTGCGAAGAGCGAAGAGGAAGCGCTGAAATATGGCCAGGTGTTTCTGTCCGACTTTTGCGAGAGAACGAAAACAGACCGAGAAAGTGTCGGTCTTTCCGCGAAGAGTGCAGTTCCTCTGGGGTTTGTGAACGGGAAACCGTATTTTGAGATCCTCGAGGACGGCACTCCTGTCTTTGAGTGGAGAGACGGGAAACCCGTGGTTGGGTTCGTGGAATACGCCGTCTTCGGATTTGAAGGTACTTCTCCGATCGTGGGATATGAAAAAGGCACTCCGATCTATCTGGTTCGAAGTACCGAACCTCCCAAAGAGGTGGTGAAGGATGAGAAGATATAAATCTCTTTCGTACCAGCGATTCGGAGACCTGAGATCGCTGGCAAGAGAAGTGGACATGAAATCATTCGAATATACATTCGCGACAGATGACGGCTCTTCGTCGGTGGCGGTGTATATCCCGAGATTCACTATTCCTAAAGGGATTGGTTGGGAGAGCGGGGAATTCCCCGGTGACGATCTCCATCTTGGCGGCTTCTGGTTCGATAAGTACCAATGTAGCCACAAAGCTGCCACAGACTCTTCTCGGGGTATTGGAACCGGCCCGACGATCTCGCCGGGATCCACAACAGATGTAGCGGTTTCGCAGTACAGAAAAGTAGTATGGACCGACATAGACTGGTACAACGCGAAAACTGCTATCGAGAACAGATACACGGATGGCCGCCAATGGCATATGGTAACTATGCGCGAATGGGCCACAATCTGTTTTCTCGCCAGATGGCTGGTGGGAGACAACCTGCGTGGGAACAATTCATGGGGAAGAGATTATCGGGATCCAGACAGCCCTGAATACTATGGAGAACTTGACCCCGTTCAGCCGGGTTATAGCGGGTATGCTATTTCCAGAGTTCTCGCTGGAACAGGGCCGGATACGTGGTTTCACAATGGCAAAAAGAACGGAATCTGGGGAATAGTCGGCAACGTGTACCAGTGGAACGACTTTCTTGTAACCGACGGTGTTTGGGACAACAATGGCGCTTCTGTGTGCGTGATTCCGACTGGCTGCATCGCGTATCTGGACGGAGCGATCGGAACGGACGACCCAGTGACGATCACATATAAGAACTTGTTGAACGGTCCCGGGGCAGATGGTTTTGCGGTTGACAGAACGGTTCAGATCGACGTTGAAATAATGATGATAACAGGCGTCGGGGAAAACACCATAACGGTATCAAGAGGGGCGTCTGGCTCTTCGGTGGTTGCGCACAGCGACTCTGCTGCGGTGATGATGCCCGGAACAGGAATGGTTTTGGCTTCGCCAACATCAAGTCCCTACTATTACGCGTGGTTCAAGAAGCTCCGTACCGACTACCCGGATTTGGCGCTTCCATCGGATGTATCTGGAACGAGTGAATGGCTGGATAGAACCTACTGGCGCCTTAACGCTACCCGTGCGGCCCTTCGGGGCGGGTGCTGGTACAATGGGTCGTATGCCCAGGCTGGCGTGATCATGGGCCTCTACGACGAGCCTGCGACCCGGTACAGCAACATTGGCCTGCGCGCTGCTTTGGCAGATGAAGATCTGGAATCTGGATCCTGAAGGTCTGAAGGACGAGCGATAGCGAGGCAATAGCATGGAGCCGTTGAAAATAAAGCAGAAGATCGAAGACATGATTGCATATGCTTACATAGTTTTGGCGCAATTTCCAAAAAGCGAAAAACACACTCTGGCAGCCGAGATAAAGAGATCTATGTTCAGGTTACTCGAGTTAGTGATCGTCTGCAACAAAAAGTATTTCAAGAAGACCACCATGCAGGAACTCGACGTGGAACTGGATGTTCTGAGGAGTTACGTGCGGTTGGCGGTTAATTTGAAATTTGTACCATTGAAAAAATACGAGATATGGGCTGGCTACTTGACCGAAATTGGAAAAATGATCGGTGGGTGGATGAAGTCTATAAGGGTCTGAATTGTTTCTGCGTGCGGCCCTCCGGGGCGGGAACTGGAACAATGGGTCGAATGCCCGGTCGGGCTTGATCTTGAACCTGAACAACGAGCCTACGAACCGGAACAACAACATTGGCCTGCGCGCTGCTTTGATAATCGCCAGAAGAAGAATGCTTAAGGGCATTCTTTCAGAGCAAATGCCAAAGGAATTCAGATCCTCGCTTATAGCGAAATACGAGAAACGCCGGTGGAGAGCTAGTAGCGAACCAACGTTCTCCGCTGTTTCTATGGAGGTATATGTGAAAAGAGCCAATAACATATACGAGAAGGTCTACAGTTTTGAGAACATCTATCTTGCGTATATCAAGGCAAGAAAGAACAAGAGATACAGAGAAGATGTACTCGAATTCACGGACAACCTTGAAGCGAATCTTATCACCATCCAGAACGAACTCATCTGGAAGATGTACTCCCCAGGGAGGTATAGAGAGTTCGTTGTGTGTGAACCGAAAAGGCGGATAATCCAGGCGCCAAGCTTCAAAGACAGGGTCGTTCAGCACGCACTGTGCAATGTTATTGAGCCGGTTTTCGACCTGCGATTCATATGTGACAGTTATGCGTGCAGAAAGGGAAAGGGCACTCATGCGGGCGTTGAAAGAACCATTTACTTCTTAAGGAAGCTGGCGGGATCTTCATCCAGAACATATTGTCTTAAAGCGGATATCTCGAGCTATTTTCCTTCGATCGACCATACTGTTCTAAAGACGCTTCTTAGGAAGAGGGTCTCCTGCGAAGCCACGCTATGGCTAATAGATACAATCATTGATAGCAGTTCATGCGGATGTACCAGAGGGATCCCGATAGGCGCCTTGACGAGTCAACTATTCGCAAACATTTACCTTAATGAACTGGATACTTTTGTCAAGCATGATCTTCGCGCGAAACACTACGTAAGATATGTAGATGACTTCATAATTCTGGATCACAGCAAACAGAGACTCCGGGAATATTTAAGCGAAATAAAAGGTTATCTGGAAGACCGGCTAAGGCTTGCACTGAATCATAAAACCGGAATATTTCCAGTATCGCGTGGAATTGATTTTCTCGGCTATCGGATCTGGGCAGATAAACTCCTGCTGAGAAGAGCAAATATCCGCAGAAGTAAGCGAAGACTTCGAAAACTGAGGGTTCTTTATGAAGACGGGGCAGTGAAACTCGAGAAGCTTCGTTCATCAGTGGCGTCTTGGCAGGGGCAATGTAAGTTTTCAAAATCGTACTCGGCCATGCAAAGAGTAATTGATTTTGCGGGCCTTTCGGAGGTGTTCAGGTGAAAGACAAAATTGCTCATGCGGTGTTTGGATGGATAATTTCCCTTGCTCTTGGCGGCCTATTCCAAAACGTTGTGATCGGTTTGTTGGGTGGATGTCTGGCCGGAATCATTAAAGAAGTTGTCTGGGATAAGTGGTTGAATAAGGGGACTCCAGAGCTTCTTGACTTCGTCGCAACGTGTATAGGCGCCATATTAGGGCTGATTATGTTGCTGCCCGCGAGATTCTAGTTTTGGAGGTGGGAACAACATGGGGGGCAAACATCCGATGGAAGAATGTTACTTCCTTCAGAATAAGCAAGGCTTTGAGGAACAAATCATACAAAAAGTGACAGAAGCGAATAAACGGCAGATAACCGAAATGAACAAAGCTCAAGACGAAAGGATTGATGAAAGGCTGGACAGAGTCGAAGAGAACATAAAAGAATTCATGCAAAACGGCTTCTACAAGAAGTTCATGCAGGATGTATGGGAGATGAATCAGAAGCTAATAGAGAAGGCTATGGAGAACTCTTTCGGAATCAAAGCCAAGAAGATAGAACTCTGGAAAGCGATCGGACTTGCTTTGCTCGGAGCGTTCGGAATAAAACTGCTCGATCTCCTGGCAGGACTTATGGGGTGATGTCATGATAGCGCTTGAAGATATAAGAACCTGGGTAAAACAGAAGTCGGCGGATCCTCAAATAGAACCCGAACTTCTCTTCGCAATTGCTAGCGTTGAGTCTTCGCTC